TCATCGACAACGAACAGCCCCATGCGGGTGTTATGGCCATCGTAGCCAAGGAACACCTGCAGTTCCGCGCCCTTCGCCGGCTTAACAATCGGCTGGTCGGGCAGATGGTCTGCCAGCTCGAGCTCGACGGTATCCGATGACTCGCCGGTTTCGTCCGTCAGGCTAAGCGAAATGAACCGCTCCGCGATGGCTGCGGTAACGTCCGCGTCATTGGCTACCAGGCGGAAAGTAGGCTGGATTCCAATTGCGCTCAATCCCACAGCTTGACCCCTTGCGAAGTCTGCGCTGCAGTGGTCGCATCAGGCAGAGTGATAACCACGCCTTCCGGCAGCAGTGGCCCGTAATCGGCCAGGCCAGGGTTCGCGGACAGCACCGATTCGACTTGTCCGCTGTCGGTCGTGCCGTAGTAGCGCCATGCGATTTCGTCAACCATGTCGCCATCGGTCGATGTGTATTGAATGGCCATTAGAAAAGCTTCCCGATGGAGCTTGTAGCGCTGCCTACGGAGCTGCTTGCCGCAGACGCGACAGAGCTGACAGCGTTCTGCGCGGACGTAACCAGGCCGCCAGGATTCAGCGCATTAACGATGCTCGAGATAAGGTTAAGGGGGCCGCCGTCGAACCTGCGCAGGCTGATAGTGAATTCCTGTTTCAACGGCTGGCCGAACGCTGCGAACACCGATTGCTTTTCTTCGATGCCCTCAATGACCCAGCGGCCATAGATATTTCCAGCGCCATCGATAAGCAGCTGCGGCTGCCCCTTGCCTGCAAGCGCGCGCATCTTGTCCAGCTGGCCGCCGCCGCCACGCCATGACGGATACACCACACCAGGCAAGGAAATCGTATCCGCGCCGGGTCCGGTGTACTGCAATGCGGCGTCTTGCCCAAGTCGTTCAAGCACGACCCAGCGATATTCTGTTTTCCGGTCTAGTTCCTGAAAAACCGCAGTGTTCAAGCTGAAGATATAGCTGCCCAGCATCATCTGCGGCATGAAGCCGGTGATGTAGTCCGCTACCCCGCCGGCTGATACGTTAATGCCCATTTATTAGCCCGCCATTGCAGAGTCATACAGCATGCCGCGACGCGTCACGCCAGCGCGCTCGCGCAGTTTCTTCTGGATGCGATCGGCAAGCGCGTCCGCGTTCTCGCCAGGCTGCTGCGTCACATGCACGGTGTTCGTGCTGTTATCGTTGATGACCGTTCCACCGTTGCCGCCTGCCGTGGCCAGCGGGGGCGCAGTGCGACCAGCCGGCGCGGCAGGCCCAGCACCTGCCGGCGTCTGCCCATCCGGTTTCTTCGAGTCGCCATCTGCGCCTTCATCGAACAGCGCAGACTTGGTTTTCCCCCAGGCGTCGCCAATCCACTTGATCTTCTTTTCGATCCATTCAAGCGCTACCTTGAACGTCGCGGTAATGTCGTCCCACAGCCCTTTAAACCACGGCTTCAGCTTGTCCCAATTCTCGTAAATCAGGAATGCCGCACCAGCGATGGCAGTGATGGCCAGCCCGATAGGATTTAGCAGCAGCGCGCGACCCACCCACATAAGGCTTGTGCCGATGAAGCGAAGCCCGAGGCCGAATGTGCGGGCAGCGATGCCGCCGGTGTTCAGCCCCACGGAAGTCATCAATGCAGCCGCACCGAAACGAATGACGCTGGCCGCCACAGATATGACGCCGCCCCGCACGATGTTTGCCGCAAGCCCGAAAGCCAGCGTGCCGACCCGCAATGCAACCAGCGCGCCAATCGTGAATTGAATGTTTCGCGTCAGCTTCGGATGCGCCTCAATCCACGGAATCATTGAATGGCTGACAAATTTGTTTGCGCTGTCGATGATCGGGATAAGCGCCTGCCCCAGCGGTTCGACTGCCATGCCGATGAACGTTTCAATGGAACCCGTCAACGCCTTCAGCTTGTTCGACAGGCTGCCCATCGAAACCGCGATACGCTGCTGCATGGACGCCTGGTCATCTTCGGCCTTCAGCGCGGACTGATAGCCGTCTGTGCCCTTGCGCGAGAACAGTTCGGCGGGGCGCATGCCTTCTTCGCCAAACAGCCGCTGCAGCACCGTCAGGCGTTCCTGCTGGGTCAGCTTCTGCAGCTTGCCCAGCTGCGCCACCATATTGTCGATGCCGGCAAAGCTGCCCTTCTTATCGAAGAACTGCATCTGGATTTTGTACTTCGCCAGCGTGGCATTTACCGCCTTCATTTCCTTCGACTGCTTGTGAAGGCGATCCTGCAGCATGCCGGTGCGCGTGAGCATCTGGCCGAAGTTGGTCCCGAACGTCGAACCGTCAATGCCGTTCTGCGCCGCGATACCCTGCAGCGCGTAAATCTTCCGCACGTTGTCAGCGCCGCCCAGCCCCAGGGAACCGAGCTTGCCGCCGTAGTACTTCGCGCCCAGCATCAGGTCGTCAGGCTTAAGGCCGAATGCGAACCGCGCGCGCTGCGACAAGTCAGCCATGCGCCCCAGCTCTTTTTCGGACAGCTGGAACGACTCGCGCAGCTTCGCGGTCATTTCGGCGGCCGACTCGATAGGCATTTTCATGACGACGCCCAGCTGCGCCGCAGCCTTCAGGGCGCCCCCAGCGATCATTTCGGAGCTGGTCCCGTTCTCTTTCAACGCGATGGCCACATTGTGGAAGTCGGCCAGCGTGCCGGGAAGCACGTTGTGCAGCTCCACGGCCTGCCGGCGGATTTCCTCGAATTCCTTGGGAACCTGCCCCTTGGAATTGAGCATGGCCACCTTCAGGTCGGTTTCCGCATCGTTGATCTTTTCATACGCATGCAGCGCGCCAATGACAGGCGCGACCATTGCAACGGTGCCGAAGATTTTGCCCTTAAGCGTGTCGCGCTTTTCTTCATTTTCTTTGCGCGCCTTCTCCACGTCCAGCAGGCGCTGCTGCGCGCCGCGTAGCATGTTGGTCTGCTGAATCAGGGTTGCATACTTTGACTGAAGGGCGGTCACGTCCATGCCAGCCGTGCGGAACACGCCGATGGACTTGCCTAGAAGCTTCTGCCGCTTGTCCAGCTCGCGGATGGAATCGCCAATGCTGGAAAGCCCGTTCTTCGTGCTGGACAGCGCGGTCTTAAGGCCGCTCGATACTGCGCCGCCGATGGTGATGATTGCGTTGAGGCGCTTGTTAGCCATCGTTTTTGGGCAGCTTATCCAGGTACTTTAGGAATCGGGAAACCGGCATTGAGTGGATGGCCGCTTCGGACCATCCTGTATGCGACGCGAGCGCCAACGTCGCAGAGATTACGAAATCCTCGTCCAGGTGCGCGCTCAGTCCGTAAAAGCGAACATGTAGCCGAACTGGATGCGCCGATAGTCGCGGCTGCGAAGCCCGTACAGGTCAGACGGCGCCACGCCAATCAGGTTTGCAAACAGCGCCAGCTCGCGTTCGCCTTGGTCCTTTGCCGACTTCTGCGCGGCCATTTCGTCTTGCACCAGGGGTTCGCGGATGCGGACGGATTTGACCTTCGCGCCGGAAATGTCCAGCTCGCCAATCAGTTCGATATCAGCATGGCCTTCGCCTTCGCGAAGCCATGCAGGACACGTCATGTCCTCGCCGTTGATACGCTTCACGACCGGCGCCGGCTTCGTTTCGTTATCCTTCACGTCATTCACTGCTTTCGTCGCGGTACGTGTCATTGTGTTACCTCAGATTTCGATTCGATGGAAGGCTGGCCGGCGAGCGCCGGCCAGGTGCGTCTGTTAGATGCCGATGGCTTTGCGGATCGCTGCCAGCGTATCCACGCCGTTGATGACCTGAACCATGTTCAGCAGGTCGATTTCATGGATGACGGAATCGCCATGCTGCAGCTTGTAATAGGTCAGCGCCAAAACCGTTTTCAGCTTGGGCATATCACCCGGCTTGCTCGTGCCGGGGTCAATTTCCGTGATCTTGCCGCGCATGGTATGCACGACCGGCGTAATCGTGCCGTCGAACGACTCCAGCGCTTCACGCAGCACGAACGGGACCGTGGCGCCTTCGGTCACGCCGAACAAGGCCAGAACGTCCTTGTTATACGAGACCATTGTGAAGTCAGCCACAAGGGCTTCAATGCCCATCGTCAGCTTGATCGGCCCTTGCATGCCGCCACCACGGAAATCTTCCGTTTTCAGCGTCAGCTTCGGCGGGTTGACTTCCTCAACCTCGCCAGCCAGCCCCCGCCCGTCCACGAACAGGTTTAGATTTTTGCGTACGTCATTGGCGGCCATGTTTTAGAAAATCTCCGCGATGTAGTCATTGACCAGGTGGCTGCGGAACGTAATATCTTCCGCTGGGTAGACGGGCGTGAAATCAAAATCGAAGAAGATTTTACCCGCCGCGATGTTCGCGTTCGTGTTGATATCCGGGTCAATCCAGCACTTGCCGCCAAGGATTGCGCCCTGCGCCTGCAGGCCCCGCAGGAAGTCGTTTACGCCCTCGATAACGGCGTCCACGTATCCCTTTGTGATGCCCCGATCAACAGCCCAAAGGTGGGCTGCTTCAAGGCTGTCATTGATGATGTCGGACGTGCGGGAGACACACAAAAACGCCCACTTTTGATCGCTCGACAGCGTGCGATTTCCCCACAGGCGAAACCCGCTATAACGAATGATCGTTGCGACGTTTTGTCCGTTCAAAATGTTCGCGCGGCTGTTCGCATCGCCCATCGAAAAATCGATCGGACGACCAACTCCGATGCAACCGTTGAGCGTGTTATTCGAAGGCGACCACCACCAGCCGCGCACGTTATCGACGTATGCGATAAGGCCAGCGACTGCTGCGCTCGATGGGCGCGTGACCGTCGCGCCAGTGCTCGCATCGGTCGTCGTCCACCACGGATCGACCATGTACACGCGGCGGCTGCCGAAGTCGCCGGCATAGGCTTGCGCGTCCGCATCGGTCGTATTCGGACCATCCGCGATGATGTGCGCGCGCAGGCTGTTTGCGACGCCAAGCGTGGACGCCACGACTGCATTCGCAGTAGCGCCAACGGTCGCCGTGAAAGTCGCGTCAGTGGTCGGCGTGCCAGCTCCTGCCGGCAGCTCGAAAGTGGGGGCAGCCGTGAAGCCGTAGCCAGGATTCGACAGCGCCACGGTCGTCACCTTGCCGCCCGCAACCGTGGCCGTGGCCGTCGCGCCAGTGCCGGTTCCAGTGGCGGTCATCGTGTACGTGCCATCGGTGTAGCCAGCGCCCTGCACTCCAATCACCAGGGAAGCGACGCCATCCGTGACACGTTGATGCGTGAATCCAGGCGCAATCAGGATGCGCGGCTTTACGCCAAGCGTGGACTGCGCAGACAGGAACGCATGCGCGCCCGTATAGCTGCCGTCACCTGCTACGCCGCCGATAACCAGCGCGCGCTGCGCAGCGTCCTGGCCGACTCCGACCGGCGCCACATCGACACGGACCACCACGACCGCTGCGCCGATGCTTTGGAAAATGTCATCGATTGCGCCGGGGAGCGTGCCGTAATCGACAGTGCCAACGGGAGCGGTGGAAACCAGTTTCGCGGCCAGGCTTTGCGAACCTGCGATCAAAACCGGCTTGTTCAACGGGAAAACAGCGGGGTCCGCGAACGGCGCGGTTCCCACCAGCCCGATGACGCTTGCGGACGCAACGGTAATGGCGCGAGTGCCATCGTCTACGTCCGTACTCTGCACGCCATGCAGAAAATCGGTAGTCATGTGTTATTGGCCCCTAAGCCGTTACGGTTCATTGCACGTTGGCGCAATATTCGCAGCGGGGGCGCGACCATTCCTCTTGCGGTTTTCCAAATGAAAAAGCCACCCCTAAGGGGTGGCTGAAGTGGAGAGCTGCGCGCGCTACTGCTTAAGCGTGGCGTTCGCTAAGCAGTGCCCTTTTCCAAAGATGGCGTCAATGACGGGCGTCACAATTTTCGCCCATTTTTTTCCCTGAATCAGCGCGTTCCCCGTTCGCGTCGAAATGGTTTCGCCTCGCGCCCCGCCGAACAAAGCGTTACCGCATTCGTCCTGCGCAACGGCCATGCTTAGCGCTCGATCAGTAGAACCGAACATGGCCTGGCAGAGCATGGCCACCAACAGGATCGGCGCGGCAAGCACACAGAGAAGCCATACGCCAATCAGCTTAAGCCGACTCACTGCACGACCCCGGTAAGAATCTGCGCCTTCCGCGCTGGCACGTCTACTGCCACCCCGCTCACCTTTACGGCGTTGAGGGTGTATTCAATCGCGTTCTGAACGGTCTGCAAAGACAGGTCCACAACGTCCGTGCGCGGGTCGTCAATCAGCTTCCAGAAGCTGGCCAACGTCGGGTCGCTCGCCTTCAGGCTGTCTGCTGCCACGCTTTCCGCTGGCGTGAAAAGCATCTGGAAAGCGATAGGGCCGATCTTCGGCGGGACGGATGCTGGCGCGACAGTCTCAAACTGCGTGCCCGTCACGTCGGACACGTTAAAGTCTGCCCCGCCTGCGGCTTTGCACCTCCATAACCTGAATTCAATGTCGTAGGTCGGCTGTACGCTACTTCCGTAGGTCTGCCCGTTACCAGTGAGCGTGTAATTGCTCATGATTTACATTCCTTGCAAAGTAACTGAATTCGCGACAATCGAACCAGCGTTTCCGTAGAAGTTCGTTCCAGTCTTGTGATTAAACGTGCTGGAGAAGCCACCTTTAAGGCGAGTGATTTGCTTATACCCGCCGCTAGAGTCAAATGACACACTGGTGTTTGCGCCAGATGACGAAGTAGCCGGCCCAAGTATCGCTGTGTTTATGTATTTAGTGATCTGCATATAAGCTGCGACGCCATCGCTGCCAGAAGAACCAGCAAAGAGCACAGTGCCATCCCCCACGGCAACAGTGCTTGTGTACCGACCGGTATAGGATGAGATTGCTGCCATCGGCTTAACAACAACAGCAAGATTCACGTTGAAAACAACGTAATTGATATTGTTCGCGTAGTTGCAGGCCTGGGCGATGATGTTTCCGCACCCATCATAGGCGACAGACATGGACCAGTTCCCACCGCCTGTCACAGTTCCACCAGAGAACGTTGTAGCAATCCCTGTTGTTGTTATCTTGGTGAAGTTGATCGTGAAAGGTGTGACCCCTGTCGCATAAATTGCCCAGAAGTTGATTCCATCTGAAACAACCGGCAAACCCCAAAAGTTGGTGTTTGATGGCGTTACGACGACGGGGGCGCCCTGCTGTGCGCCAACAGTGCTGTAAACGATGTATGTGTACTGTGTCCCCGAGCTTACGCTCCCAACGATAAAAAAACCGGGTACTGATGCGAGGACGGCCGCCCCACTTCCGCCGTTAAATACTGTCGGTCCCGCAAACGGCGCGACTTGCTGAACGGCAGCCGTGCTGTAAATCGTGCATTGATGTGCTGCGCCAGTGTTGTAGGTCAACAGGAGATTTCCATTGGAAATCTGTGTCATCGCAAATGGCGCTGATCCACCAGTGCCCGCCAGCGCGGCAGTGGCTTGCTGAACCCCTGAGTTGTTGTAGATCGTCAGGTTGGATGCAGTGTTCGATGTCCCATAAAACATCGCAAATCCGCCAGATGAAATGGCGCAGGAGACGACGCCGGACGAATAAGTTGTCGAACTTCCCACAGCGGACGTTGCGGCTTGTACAACCTGTAAATACTTATCGTAAACAGCATATTTCGCCACGTTTCCTGCTGTCTGGAACCATGTTACAGCAATGCTTCCATTTGACAGTACAAGCACATTCGCTTGCGGACACGTATTAGCCGTCGAGTCAAGAACAACGCTCGATACAAACGCCCCAAGCGCCGTGTACTTCGCCAAAATGAGGCCGTTTGCCCCACTCGCTCCAGTAAGAACGTAAAGAGAACCGTCTCCGCCCTGCGCCGCAATTACGCCCCCAACAAACGTAATAGCGTTGGCATTTGACAGCAATGTTGGGGCCAAAATATTGCCGACATTGGCGGTGGCTGCATATTCAGTCACCTGAGCCGGATATACGCTACCATCCGGGAATAATTCCAGAAGATTGTTTTGTGCCACCGCAGCGCCCGCATTTGCCTGCGCAGAAGAACCCGAAGCAGAGATCCCCGATGCAGGACCGCCTGAAACGCCAGAAATAATGCGACCCATGTTTAAGCTGCCTCCTCAAAACCATGAACCCGCGCCGTGACGCCTGCCACGGTAGTGCGGACGAAAACCTTTTCACCAGCGCCGATCACCACGCCCGTGCGCTCCAAAACGCCATTCCCAGCCAGGGTGGTGCCGAACTCGATGTAATCGGCGTTGCCCGGCGCAGCGCCAGTGCCGATAGCGATGTTGACAGCCGCCGCATTGCTGGTGCGGTTCACCAGGAGAATGCTTGCGGTCGCGCTGGCCCCGGCTTGCGCCGTATAAATCAGCGTGTCGGCGTTAGTCGCGTCGATTGATGCCTTCCCTAGAAGGCCAGTTGTGAAAGTCATTTTCTAAAACCCCTTACATGCCAGAAGCGTTGTAATACCGGCGCGCACGGTCGCCGCGAAGTTGCGCCAGAATGTTCGGAAGGTTCGCCGCACCAAGCGCGTCATAGAACGCGTCAGCTTCGGCCTTCGTCAGATACTGCGGATGCGGGTCAGTCTTGGCTTCGTGTGCAGCGATGGCGTTCGCGATGGCCTGATTCGTCGCCAGCACCACGGACGGGTCGATGGTCAGCGTGACGCTTGCCGCGCTGCCCACCACCACGACCATTTTTAGGTTCAGGTCGCGCCCGACGCCTTGCGCCAACACTGGCTTTTCAGTGGCCGGGAAATTTCCGACGAACAGAAGCGTTCCATCGGCCGCCTTAATGCCTAGCTCGCGAACCGTGAAACCCCCGACTGATGCAGGGATAACCGCCTCGACAATAAGCTGGTTCGTGTTTACCGGGTCTTGCGTAACGCTGGTAATCGGAACCGACCAAACCTGATTCACAAGCGCCGTTTGCGCCTGCGATGGAGTAACCGGGTTTCCGTTG